TGCTTTTGCGAAGTAGTAGTTGTATGCTGTTTTAGCATCTAGCCCAATTGAAGCGGCGTAATTAATAAAGAAGTGTAGAATGTCTACCCATTCCATATACAATTCTTTTTTGTCGCCTTCGGACATTTCAGAAATTTTTAACTTATCATACTTAGTGAAGTCTTTTTTCCAGTATTTCCATACTGCATTACCACTTCCGTCTTTAATACCGCCTAGAGCATCTGTCATTTCATGAATTTCGTCAACTACTGCATGTGTGTTACAGTGCCAGAAATCCATAATTTCTCGGATTGTCATATTATCAAAGTTAAAACCATAAGTCTGCTCTTGCATCTTCTTTTGGTTTTCCATGATATCTGCTAAGTGTGTTGTTGATTGGTCGTAAAAATCTTTTACTTCTAGATCTTTACATTCGTTGTCAATGTTTGCCATTTTTTCGCTACTTTTTAATGTTACTTATTATTCTACTTAAAATAATGAATCTGTTTTTAATTCTACTGGTTTTTCTACTGATCTTTTATTAACATTGTTAATAGCTTCAAAGAGATCATTGTTAACAACTTCTGGCGCGTTGTGTAATTTAGCTAATCTTAAAGAGTTTTTTCTAAACTCTTCTCTTCTTTCGTTATTGTTTGCTAATTCTAAAATCTGTGGAATAGAAGCTGCAATATCTTCTTTGTCTACGAAGATTGCAAAATCTTCAAGTTCTATGAAAGGAACTCCTTCTGTTCTGTGAATAACGTGAGTTCCCCAGTGTTTGTCAAATAGTGGTATAGTTCCCGCTGCAATAACCTCACACATTGCATATTCAATCATTGAACCATAGAGTCTTTCTGGTAAGTTAAAGAATTCTGCACCGAACATTGATTTTCCAAGTTCTGCCATTCCTTCTGCTAAATTATAAGGCCCATACATATACATTCTGTCTTCGACTTGTGGATATGTAACAGGGTTTTTGATTTCATGAACTTCAAAGATATCTTCTCTTAGAGTTTTTCTATCTTCTTGTAAAAACATAGGAAGAGCTCCAATAGATCTTTCAACTCCTCTACATTCTGTTACGAAATTATTACCTTTCAATAGTTCCATAATATCGAACATTCTAAAAGGATCTTTAAATCCAGCAAATCTTCCAAAGTATGTAGTTCTTCTTTCTTGTTCTTCAACTGGAACCACAATATTAGACCATGCATCATAGTCATAAGGATTAAGATTCATTTCAATTAATGGAGTATCAGGTGCATGTTCTCTTAATTTATTTGCAAAATTAGATCTTGCAGAATAGTTGAACATAGCGTCCATTGATTTCATGATTTCCCAATACTTATAATTCTTTGCTAAGTTTGCAGTGTTATGATCTAAGCAGTTTCCTATTTTAATAGGATTTTCTAAACCATAAATACAGTGCTCAATAAAATCTTCGTTGAATTCATCTCCTACTGATTTATGCGGATACGATGTGTAATATACTACATCACTTTTTTCAAGTTCTTTAGCGATATTAGGAATATCCTTTCTTTTAAATTCAGTGCAAACAATATCTGTAGTTTTATGGCGAGGCCATTTCTTTTCTACCGCTGCATAAATCGTGGCATCATGGCCTTCTTTTATAAGCCAATTATAAAATTCGATTGTGTGTCTTGTGAGTCCACAACCTTCAACTCCTTTTGCTAATACTAATGCTATTTTCATATTTGTGATCCGTGTTTTATGTTAAATCCTCCATGTTTTCTGTATGATTGGTCTTCTTCTCCTATTTGTATTTCTCCTTCATATCCTTTTTCAGATGAATCAGAATATACGTCCATTTCGGAATAGACTAAATCTCCTAATGCGTTATGTGTTTCTTCGTCATTTACCCCGATATCAGTTCCTACTAATTCGTCCATTCCTTCCAGCTCCCAATAGTTTTCTGCTAAGTATTGAACGAATTCTTCTTCGGTTGCTCCTTTATAATTAGGGAATTTTTCAGTGTCTAATGTTACGATAGGAGTTGCTTCGGCAATATATCGATACTCGGTTCTTCTTACCTGTACTTTCATTTATTTTCCGTTTTCGTAATTATCTAAACCTTGAATGTATGCTACTGCATCTAAGAGATTATCTCTTTTATGATTGTAACTTTCTCTTGAAAACTTAAGAGCAACTAATGCTTTAAACATATCAGCGCCACTTACATCATGGCCTGTCATACCTTTAAATATTAGGGCAGCTCTGTCCATGCCTTCTGAAAAAGGACCGTAATTACGATCCGCTTCTTCACTCCTGTTGTTTACAATTTCGTTTGCTTCTTCTAAGATACTTTTCATAAGAATGTGTTTAATTATTATACTCTATATATGCGTTTTGTTTACGGCTAATTTTTCTAATTTTGATTCTACTAGAATTATTAGATCTTCAATTCCTTCGTTATACGCGAATTGTGTTTCGTGGTCCATGTTTGCATACTTAATTTCATCTGCTGCATTGGTTAGTAGATTAACCAATACCTTTACGTCTTCTTTGCTCATCTTTGTTTTATTTTAGTAAGTTTTCTATTCCTAATTCTTCGGCGAAAGCAACTGTGATATCCTTTAGCAGCTTTACATTTTCTTCTGAGAAATCAGTGTTATCAAATTTAAATGAAATTGTTTTATCATTTGCACCTGTGCTTTCTTTTACGAATTCAAAACCTGGAACTTTAGATTTTATACTATCAATTATCTTTCCTGTTTCATCTATGATTCTAGTAAGTCCATGATCTTTAACTAAATATCCTGATATTTTAATTCCAAGGTCATGGTTCTTTTGATTAATAACCCATTCTATACCCAATCTAGAACCAGTATAAGCCTTTCCAATATAAAGGTATCTACTGCGGTGTGGTAATTCTTTTCTATTTTTGAATCCCATTTCAGATGAAGCGACTTTCATCCATTTTAAACCAAGCTCTTCAAGCGAAGCGAGTTTAACTGAAACCTTTTCCTTCTTTTCTTCTATTCCATATACATCTGCAAAATAACCTTGATCATTGAACCTTAGATGTATAGCATAAGAATCTTCCATCTTAGAAAATTCATTAAGATAGGGTGCATCGAATTCTTTAAACGCAATTGCAAATGAATATACTTGTTCGTAATCCTGTTTAAGTCTATTGGATTTAAGATAGAACTGTTCATGGTGATCATTGTCCCATTTACCCTTTTGAGATTGACTCATCACTTCAAAATAATACATCTGTCCTTCGTCTTCAAACGTAAGATCAGCTCTTTTGGTTGCCATTCCAATTGTGATAGGTGTTTCTAATTTTCTGTCTATATCTTCAATGCTGGATAAACCACATGCTTCGATTACAGTGTTCATTTCTTCTTTGCCAAAAAAGGCTTCTACGAATTGAGTTTCTCTATTACATTCATAGGCTGAAAATACATCTGTTAATGTGTGGTCGTTGGTTTTAATTCCTTTCGAATATCTTTTCATTTATTGCTTTGTTTATTAATTACTATACTAATATAACAAAAAAACCCGAGATAAAAAAATCTCGGGCTGCTTTTTTTCAAAAAAAGTGCAATGTTTTACAAATCTTCTGGAAAATACTTGTCAAGTGCTTCTAACTTATCATCAGCGTCAACTAACATTGATAAAGCTTCTTCTGCATTTTTATAGAAATCACCAGTTGAGTGATCTCCAATACCAGATCCTTTATTTCCTAAAAGATCTAAAGATAAAAGTGCTTTTGATTTTTCAGCTAAGGCACTAGCTCTTAGCATTTCGATTAATTTCTTATTCATAATTGAGTTTCTAGTAGTTTAAATGTTTCTTCTTTTAAAAATTCTTCAAAGGATAAAGGGATCATTTCTCCTAAAATAGCATTTACCTTTGAGCTATTAAGTGCGTATCTTCTATCATGTCCTAGACGGTCTGCTACAAATTCAAATTCAGGAGTTTTGCCCATGATGTTTCCTATCATTTCAATAACTTCTAAATTAGTGTATCTTTCCTCTGAACCAATATTAAATACTTCGTTAATTCGGTCTGACATCATTAAGTTATAAATAACTAAAGTGTTGTCTGTTACGTCCATCCATTCTCTAACTTGCTTTCCATCTCCATAAACAGGAATTTTCTTTCCTTCTTTAATAGAGCGCATGATAGTTGGGATAAATTTTTCTTTATGTTGATGAGCACCATAATTGTTACATGTTCTGGTAATAATATATGGAAGATCAAATGTTCTGTTAGCTGAAAGGACTAGCATGTCTGATGATGCTTTAGTCGCCGAATAATAAGAAGAAGCTACTAGCGGAAATTCTTCATCCGCTACTACGTCCTTACTAATGTCGTCCATGTCGCCGTAAACTTCATCTGTAGAAATATGAATAAATTTTCTAAGATTAGGGTTTTGTCTAGCACACTCTAAAAGATTGAACGTTCCTTCAACGTTTGTTCTAACGAAAGGTCTTCCGTCTTTAATAGAATTATCTACATGACTCTCAGCTGCGAAGTGAACAAGGAAATCATATTCTCCTAGATCTTCTACTGTTACTTCGCAAATATCTTTCTGAATTAATGTTACTTTAGTTTTAATGTTATTTGGATTTGCAGCATAAGTCATTTTATCAACTACTACAATTTCTGCTGTTGGGTTTTTTCTACCAATCGTGTTTACAAATTCAGATCCTATAAATCCAAATCCACCAGTTACTATTATTCTCATTTGTTATTAATTATTTTAGCCGCTTCATCAGCTGTTAATGACTTTACGTTTTCTTCTATAATAGAAGGATTCTGTAAGATGGTTTGCTTAGTTATTAAATCTTTAATTCTTGTCGTAGACCAATTATGTGATCTAGTTGTATAAATAACCTCAATTGGCATGTGATCTCCTGTGAATCTTTTACCAATGTAATCATCTCCTAAAATTCTAACATCTGGTTTATAAAATTCCATTAAGTTAATAAGATCTTCTTCTGTTTGATATGTAACTACTTCGTCTACGTATTTAATAGCCATTAAAGTTTTATATCTTTCGTATAATGGAATTACTGGCTTGTATTTAGTAAATCTAGTTTCCGAAGGATCTCTTTGCAGAAATACCATAAAGTAATCACAGTGTTCTTTTGCTGTTTCGAATGTGTAAATATATCCAGGGTGAAGAAGATCGAAGTTCCCTGCTGTAAATCCTATTTTACCTTTATTTTGATCCATTTATTTTATTTTCTTGTAACTTAATTCTGAGCCACAGCTG